CATATTGTTTTTTTGGATTTGAACCATCGCTATATATAAAATGTAATTTTGTATAATCTGAGAATTCTTCAGACCCGGTTTCAGTTGTTTGAAATTTAAAAAATAATGAGTCACTATCAGTTTCGATTACATTTGTCGACGTTAATTTAAGTCCTGCCCAACATTTAATAGATGTTTTAGTTGGTATACTTATAGAACATTCCCATTCAAGTTCCGAACCAGTGTTCCATATATCTCTATTCCAAGATACGTGTGAAACATTTGTGTGTGGTTCAATTATACTATTATTATTAGCGGTATTATTAGTTAATATATTTATACCAGGTGCTAATGTATTAAATGTAGATGTTGGAGTTCCAGCACCTGATAATTCAAAATCTATATTTTTATTAAACGCTATATCTCCACTGGCAGCTGGCACTAGTTTAAACCATTCTTCTAAATAATATCGATTTGGATTTTTAACAAAACCATTATTAATTACTAAATTATTAGCATTGTAAAAGACATTGCTCATAATAAAACTATAGATTAAAAATCTTTATATACTAATTAAATTGTATTATAATGGGTTGGTTTATATTTTGGTAGTCTATGTTTCCTTTTTTTCAAATCATACACTATATTTAAGATAACAAAAATAACACATATTATTACTATACCCAATACAATAATACCAATTATTTTAGGAACACAATAATGATCTATTGATAATATACCTTTAATATAGACAGACTCATATTTATAACAATTTCCAGAATAATTAAAGTCATGAATGTATAATTTGGTATTATTATAATCAATATAAGTATTATTAAACTCACTATTAGCTAGCAGCTTATCATAACATTCGTCTTTCTTTAAACAATCGCATTTAATATTGAAATTATACATTTTTTCTATCATCCTATTATCAATTAAACAATTATTATTATTATCATATACAAAAACATTCACCATCCCAAACAAATCATCATCATCACTATACCCAGGCACTAATGCATCATAATCTTCACAATAGCCACTAATTATTTGTGTTAGCAAACACAAACACATCAACAACATAATTGGATAATAATATACTAGTATCTTTATCTCATTTATTAAAATTGAGTAATTATTTAACTTTATACTTAAAAAAATGTCAATACCATCAGACACAACATTTGCTAAAAATATGATTCTCAGATTGGCTAAAGAAAAAAATATAATAGTAAAAGAAGTAAACGGCAAACTCAATCAAAATGGAATTAAAGAAAAGTGGTATGTGTTTGGAGAAAATGGTAAACAACTTATTATGGAATGTCATAATAATGGACGTTCCGAAATAGGATTACTAACAACAGATTTTAATAGCACAAATGTCACTAATAATGATATTAATATTAATGATAAACTAAAGTGGAATGATACTTTTGGAAAAAGCAAAACGAGATTTCAATACAGGCCATTTGGAAAACCTATATCTGAAATACAACGTATATTTGATATTATGATAAAAATCGATGAACTAAATAAATTGTAAGTATATTACTAAAATTTAGTTTTAATAAAGGTAATATTAATCTAACCAATCTTCTGGTAATACTATTTTTTCATAACAACATCCATTACCATTCTCATCTGTAAAAGCATCTTGACTTTCTTCAAGAGTGTATATCGCATTAACTCCTGGTAAAACACTTTTATGAAATTCACCATCTACGTGCGATTGAAGAACCTTCGACATTTTACCTTTATTTTCCAACAGTATCGCGACATGTCCTTGATCATCAACATCTCTAAATTTTCTTATAAGAAGTGTTCCTTTAGGATATATTTCACATATTGAAAAATCTTTAGATTTGTCAGCATAATATTCAAAGTATGCTTCTGTACCACCCATACTATTATATGTTAAAGATATTGGCAGTTCTTTACCTATACTTCGTAACATAACATTACATAGCCCAGCACAATTAAGACTTACAATTTCTTTTTTGTTTAGAATACCTCCATTTTGAGCAAACATCGGTGACGTTTTTTGATTTACACCACCTTCCCAATATCCATATGGGATTCCAATAAGCCCAACACCATATTCTAATGCTTTTAGTGTATTAGATATCATTGTAATGTATTATAACATTGTATTTAAATTAGTTATTAAAGATATTAATTTTAAATCTTCAAAAATGGATAAATGATTTATTCAAAATTGATTATTTGTATTTTTTTTATTCAAGATTAAGAATGGGTGATATAGAAGACATAAATTTGAAGGCTATTTATGGTGATACACATCTTTATTTAAATGATTATTATAAGGATTTAGATACCCAATATCCAAATATAAGCAGTTTTATGATGGATATATTAGAATTTTCTGACAATCATAGATTAGACAAAGCTACATTGTTTAACAATCTTAAAAAAACTAAATTAAAATACAATATAAATCCAAAACATTCTATTATTATTTACATGCTCAAAAAATACGTGTCCATTAATCTAATAACCCCAGAAAAGTATAATTCTATTGTATCAATCCTTAAAACAAAAACATGTCGATCTACATCGGGTATATTAGAAGTCGCTGTTATGACAAGTCCCGGAAAATTTAGTTGTGCTGAAAATTGTTATTATTGCCCAGATCAAAAAGATATGCCACGAAGTTACATCAAAGAAGAACCAGCAGTACGAAGAGCAGCGCAACATAATTTTGATACCGTTAAACAAGTATATAACAGACTATCTGCATACAGTTGTAATGGTCATGATATAGATAAATTAGAAGTCATTGTGTTGGGTGGTACATGGTCTAATTACGATGAAGATTATCAACACGAATTTATGAGAAACTTATACTATGCTGCTAATACTTGGTTCAACCGAAGAGACGAACGATTTAGTTTACAACGAGAAAAAACACTAAATGAAAATGCTTTAGTCAAAATCGTTGGTCTTACTATTGAAACACGTCCAGATTATATTACTCCAACTGAAATAACAAAATTTATAGAATATGGTGTAACACGTGTTCAATTGGGTATCCAAACAATAGATGATAAACTTCTAAAAAAAATAAACCGTGGCTGTTATACTAAAGACACTATTAATGCATTGGAAATGCTAATGAATTATGGATTCAAAATACTAATACACATTATGCCAAATTTACCATGTTCTAATCCAACAATTGATAAACATACATTTAGCGAACTTGTATCTAATCCTGATCTTCAAGCCGATGAATGGAAAATATATCCAACATCCGTTACCACAACATCACAAAAAGATACTATGGAAGTCTATAGTGTTATCGAAAAATGGTTTAATGATGGAAAATATATCCCATATAGTAATGATGAATTAATGGAGGTCTTGATACACGCAAAGTCTATTATACCAAAATATATTAGAATTAGTCGTATATTTAGAGATATACCAATCGATAATATAATTGGTGGGGCAAATGTACCACATATGCGACAAGTGGTCCAAAAATTGATGACTAATAATAATCTTTATTGTAAATGTATAAAGTGTAGAGAAATAAAAGGTGCGACCATGAATAAAAATACCATTTACTATGAATGTGATAGATATGAAAGCAAAAATGCTATACATTACTTTATATCGGCAAATATACCAAGTAATAGTAATAGTAAAAATGGTAATCACTCTTTCAATGGAACTTTGATTGGATTTATAAGATTATGTATCAAGAAAAAAGAAGTTCCTACTCTTCCAGTCCTACACAATGCTTCTATTGTACGAGAACTCCATGTATATGGACAAATGAATCCAACTTATATTAAACAATCATCAAATACACAACATAAAGGGATTGGGACACACCTCTTAAAATTAGCCGAAAATAAAACACGGGATCATAATTTGGAGAAGATTACCATTATATCTGGTGTAGGGGTGCGCAATTTTTATCGGAAAAATGGTTATACACTACAAGATAATTATATGGTTAAATCGCTGTCTTATAATAATTCTAAACTTATTATTGCTTATGTTTTGATTCCTATTATAGTTGGTGCCGCAATACTATATTTATCTTTAAAATTGTTAATAAATAATATTATTCCAACATATTTAGATTGGGATGAATAATATTGTATAAAATTTAATTAAAGAAATATACTAATGTATTATATAATGAATAACCAAGACCCATATACATTTTTTTATTCAACTCTCATTAATAATACACATAATGTAAATCCTATTAATAATGTAAATACTATTAATAATATCTTAACATCTAATACTATTACACCAATAGATGCTAATAATATAGATAAATATGATAAATGTCCAATTACTCTAGAACCATTTAAAATTGGAGATAGTATAGTTGAATTACAATGTAATCATACATTTTCAAAACCAGCATTAACTGAATGGTTAAAAAATAATGATACATGTCCAATGTGTAGATGTGATTTAAACACACATGAATCGATTGAATACAATGAAGCTATGCGCCAATATAGATTGTCACATACGATTGATTCTATGATTCAATTTGTATCCAATAGGTTACCATCAAATGATGTTGATATTCAGCCCGAGGTATTTGAAATTTATTGATTTATAAATTACATATTTTATCCCATTTAGATAATTTAAATTCCTTTTTAGAATTATATTCAATTAAACAATTATATGTCTTTTTTAATTTTTTATGTTCATTACACCATTTTTTTTTTTGACTTTTAGAAATAGTGTTATTTTTTTTTAGAATATCATTTATTAATATATCATACCACGGATTTTTTAATTTATAACATTTGTTCTTTGTTTTAGTCTTTCCTTTTGTTTGTTTTTTAGACTTTACCATATAATATAAATATATTAATTTTTTCTATTATATATATATATATGGACAATATCAATTTATGTGATAAATATTGTAACTACAAATTAAGTATATGTTTTATAATTATTGGTATCATTATTGGATACGGAATTTTTATAATTAAATCTAAAAGAGAAAATTACAAAATATTACTTAATTCTAAATAAAATATTCTAAATTATTATGAATGTACAAAAAATCAAAATAATACTGATTATTATTATATTATTTATTATAATTCTTTTAGCATCATATCAATGTTATAATACTGATATTAGTTATAATTTAATAACACAAGATATAAAAAATCACCCTAATTTTAATTATACTATTGGACCATTACCTTATTATAACAAAAAATATTACAAAGCAGAAATTAAACGTTTTTATAATTTTGTAGATATTTTAAATAAAATTAAGAAGTCAAATTATAATCATAATAATAGATATTTACAAAATAAAATTAGTATAAAATTAGATTTTTTTAAAGAAAATAATGTACTAAATTTTAATGATTTGAAAGATTATGTTGATTATGCTAATAAACATACTATAATGGTCGGTATTTCATCAATGAAACGTCATGACAGAATTGAGGAACTAAATACATACTTAAGATTATTGAAACATGGTTACAAAAATGTATTTATTACACTGGCTACATATCACAGCGATATAGATGAACGTGTTAATATTGTATTAAAAGAAGGGGGGGTTGTAAGACTTGTTAAAGGGTGGTATACAGATGGTGATGTTAAAAATTGGAATGAAGTGACATTCAACTATTTAAGAAATGCTAAAAAATTGGTTGAAAGTGGTACGTTTCATATATTAGCAACCCATGATTTTGATATATTACTTGAATTATACAAACAATATACATATAAAATGGATAATATAGAAATCATATTTTTTAAATTTAGTTTAAATTTTGTTCAAAAAAAATTAAACAAATTCCCATATAAAATTAAGAATAAATCACTATATAAACCATATGGAAAAATATGTTTGAGTTTTTTTTACAGTTTAAAAAATATGGCTATCGGAAGAACTATAAAACGGCGTTATTTATAATAATAATTATAAAACAAAAAATATATTAATATATTAATATGTCAATTTATAATTATGACTCTACCGAATTCAAAAAACATATATTAAAGAAAGAATATGGATATTTATTTATAATATTGGGTATAGCCCATATATTATTATTTATATACTTTTATATGTATCCGATATTAATTAATGTTGTAAATTTCAAAACATCCTTTCATTACATGTATATATTCTTTTGTTCATTACTATTGATACAATGGGTTTTTCTAAAAAATGAGTGTGTTATAAATTATTTTGAAAAAAAAATAATTAATGAAAATTATGTTTTAGGAACAAATGGTAATGCTCCTGGAGCTGATTACTTTTTATCATCATTAAATATTAATTTGTTTAATACTAAATTTGGTAAAAAGAATATACTAAAACGTCAAGTATATTTATATATTATACAATATGGATTCTTAGTATATATATTAATGAAAACTATTAATAATGATATAATTAAATATGGTATAACTATTATTATTGGATTACTATTATTAAATTCATTAGCTCGCCTTATTTATGAAAATAGACATGTTATTTAAAATCCTAACATACGGCTGGATTGTAATCCTTGTCCATTTATCATTATAATACCATTATTGAAGACTAATTGTTCAAAAAATGCCTTTTCTTCTTTTTTCATAAATTTATCTATAATTTTGTTATACAATTTTTTAATGTATTGTTGTTTATCAGTTTCGGAAAGTGATTCTTTTTCAAGAATAACGGTTTTTACTTTAAAAAATGTATCCGAAGCTACTTTTATTGATTTAGTCATTTGTTCATGATATTCCTTTATTTGTGTCTCTTTATTTTTAACAAAATCGGTTTTCATTATTCTATCTATTTTCTCATTTAGTACTTTAACAGCATTTTGAACATCTTCAAATTCTTTTTTTGTATTATTTTGAATTGCTTTATCAATAACTTCACCATTTTCTTTTATAGAATCTTTTGAAATTTTATATAATTGTGCCTCTTTATCTAAAAAATCCAAATTAGTCAATTGATTGCTCATTATTATAATTAAATATAAATAATTTAGTATTTTAACTTATAATAATAAATATAATAATAAATATAATAATAAATATAATAATAAATATAATAATAAATATGAACAATCTTATACACTATTATGATTTACTAAATTTTATAAAAAATAAATCATATTATAACCCAAATACATATTCAATTAAAACAAAATCAAACACACTAATGAATTATATAAAGGATCATAATGATTTAAATGTACTAAAAAATACTAAATTTATTTACAGTTTTATAATAGCATCAAATACTATAAAAATATTAGATACACATCTAGATAATTGCGTTACAAAATTAATAGTATTATATAAAAAGAGCAAAAATTATACTATTAATGATAAATTAAGTTTATTTATATGTATATGCCATTTAACCCTTTACACTAATAATATTGAACTAAAAAAAATAGCTAAAATAATGATACTTGACATAACAAATTACAAAACACATACCATAAATAGTCCATACATATTAGGTGAATATTTAACATATTGCTTAAAAATAAAATTATTGATGATGAAATTAAAAAAAGTAATACCTAATTCTAAATTAGAATTATTATACGAAACATTATTAAACGTATCATTAAAAGAAATCCGTAGAACAAAGTTTAATGGATACACATTAAATAATGATATGTGGGATTGGTTTAATGTGTGTATTGGGTTAGAAAGTATCAAAATTCTAAAACATTATGATACCCAAAATATAAGAATAAAGCAAATACTAAATTATTATTATTTAGTAAATAAAATTAATAATAATGCTAAATATTATTCGTATAATAAAGGAAATTGGCGTGATTACTCTACATTAAATTTAGCAATGTATGATGCTATGTTTTTTCCAATAGAATACTTGTAATTTAGTATATTTATAAATTAATATACTTGTAATTTAGTATATTTATAAATTAATATACTTGTAATTTAGTATATGTAATATCATTGTAAATGATACCGAAATGTAAATGAAACACGTCTTTCTTTAACGCGTTTTTCAATTGGAATTTCGTGAGTAAATTCCGTTTGAAATTTACCAGTCATTTGTAACAATTGACCTTGTTCCATACTAATGTCTTTCACTATTTTCTTTGTTGTTTTATCTCGTATTCTAAATTTACGGGTTGTCCCAAATGATAGTGACACAACACCGATATCACTATTTAATTTAGTTTCATCATCGCTATGAGCTCCAATATAATCATTCCCATTACTATATTCATTCACTAATATACCATTATAATTTGATGAAAACAATGTATTAATTTTCTCTAATAATGTGTTAAGATTAAATGATAGTGGTTTTGATGCCATCATTTTGTTAGAATACTTATATCCAATAGATGTATCTGAAAAAAATCCAACATTTCGATTTTGATGAAGTGTTTTTCCATATAATTTTATAACTGGTCGTATTTCTAACTCATTTTCTATGTTATTCACACATTTTGACACTAAATCAATATTATCAAATGTACCAATGTTTAATGATGATTTATCTGTTTTTATTAGCGTTTCCATTAAATAATTATATTGATTTATATAATAAATTATAAATCAATTTTTCTTAGAACAGTCATATTATTTTAATACCTTTTTTAATTTTAAATCTGAAGAACTACATTTTCTACAATTATTAGCTCTTTATTTAAGCGAACATAACATTTTCGACAAATCATTTTATCACAATTAAAGTGTATGCTAATTTTTCAAATTTGGATCCAACATACTATTTATATAAACTAATATAATGTCTTAAATCAATATAAAAATAAAACAAACCCAAACTATGTTAAGTCTAGAATCCATGTATTCAACATGTTTCTAATATGTTATGATAAAGTATTAAATTATAAAATAGAACAAGGCTTTAATAAATATAATCAATGAAAAATACAGAAATCGTCTAGATAACTTTGAAATTGATCAATATAATGGTGAATATGATGATTTATATAGAAATGAATACGAGTCACCATTATATAATTTATATTATGATATTGATAAAATACTTGGATTAATAGATAATTATATTACAAATTAAACAATTGTCTCCAACCACCATTTTGTTTTTTTATATTTGTTTTTCTCCAACCTCCTTTTTTAGATTTATATTTTTTTGCTTTCTTTTTAGATTTAGATTGTAAATCTCTTCGTCCAGCTCGTTCAACACCCCCTTTATGCAATTTGTAGCAATTAGTGTCAAGCAATACCTTCAATTCTGTTTTATCCACTTGATTAAACACAGATTCATCAAAAATAATAACCATTCCATCTATTTCACTGTTATTTCCTGGTTCCGATTTGTAAATTTGTGAATTAAAGAATGGACCTCCATCTCTACTTTTTGTCACCTTAAAATTACTTGATAATATGTAGTAGTCAGGAATTTCTTTAGATATTGTTTTCCAACTCTTTCCTATTTTTAACTGTGTCATATTAGTATCTGATAGTAATATCTTTTTACCGTTTAATTGTGCTTTCAAATCATCTACACTTGGTCCTTTACTTGAACCATGCCAAAGTACTACATCATCGGATGGTTCTGTAGATTCAATTATTTGGGTTTTACAAGTATGACCACCCATTTCAGTTCCATATACACGACTTCCAACACTCCCTAAATATTTATCTATATGGTCTCCAAAAGAAGCTGCTGATTTGTATACATCTGAACGACCATCTGTAAACTTAAATCCCCCATAAGGTTGTGTATCAAGAAATGCCCCAGGTACTTGTAATATATAGTATCCTCTCTCTTTATCTCCTTTAGTTCCTTTTTTGACAAATGCTTTCATCTCCTTTAAACAATCCGATTCCGATTTTTTTAATAATGTTTTAACTCCTTTTAAATTTTTTGAAGAAGATAAAGCTTTTCTACAATGCTTTAAACATTCTACTATAAAGGCACTCTCATCCGTATCCATACTTCCATCTACATAATTATAATCTAATTTAGTATGCCATTTAGTTTTTTTAAATAAATTTTTAGCATTAGTACCAGTTTTATATGTAAATAATTTACCAGGTCCAGTATTTTTAATTATTAAACTTTGGAGATTTGTCATTAATGTCTCGTCTGCTTTCTTCAAAGCACCCATACCTTTATCAGTGATTCCTTTTAATATAGTTTTTGCTGTTTCTTTTATACCTTTCCGTTTATCCCATGTATCTGCCCCACTAAAAACAACATATGGCTTTCCATCTTCCATTGGAAGATAAATAACAGAGTGATCTGCTAGCATAATTGGTAGTTTATTTCCATTTAATTTAATTGTATAATTAGTAGATTTACTTGAAAATGCGTGATATTCTTTGACTGACATAATTGGTTATAATATATACAAATAAATAAATAATAAATAAATACCTTAAAATTGATTATATTTTAAAGATACTCAAGTCATAAAATGTTTAAAACAGAATATATATCTCCATTTATGAAGACAATAAATCAATCACACCAAATAACCCATGTATGTGTACCACATATATCCTCTAACTATATTAACACTACATTTATTGACAATGTAAAAATTAATTTTAATATTAATATAACAGTTATACCATTCAATCCACTATTATTTAATGAATTACATGAAAATAATCATGCTTGTTCCACGACACAATCAGATATTAAAGATGGATTATATATTCTAATAGATTCAAATGATTCATTTAGTATAATCAAATATATTGGGAAAATTCAAAGACATATCAATATTGCTCTAAAAGAATATAAATCAAAAGATGAAATAACATCTTGGACATGTCACTATTTAGATGATAAACGCCATAAATGGGTTGCTGAATAAGTTGTATTTAAAAA